CACGGCCTTACGCTCCGCCTGGTCAACAAGGGCGTCGACTTCATCCAGCGCTTCCATGTCCTCCCGAGTGGTGTCCCAGTAGGCGTATTTGTCGAGTTCCTTCGCCAGTTCGAAACCATCCATGTGGCGTCGGTAGTACTGGGCGATCGTCTCGGCGTCGGCGCCGTCCAGCTTCTCAGCTACCACCTTGCAGGCTTCCAGGATCATTGCCTTGTCGGCTGTCGGGCGGGGCGGGATGTTCTGCATGCGGAATCTCCTGATCATGCGCCGCCCTCCGTGCTGGTGGCGGCATGGTGGCAATTTGGTTTGGGATGGGGTATTACGGGTGACCGGCATGGAGCCGGATCAAGGAGATTAATATGAGCAATCAAGCGCAAGTTGAAGCTTTGGAGCACCTGCTGATAGCTGTTCTGAACAGCTCGATTACAACCGGCGTACCAAAAGATTATCTCTTGGAAACAGCCAAGGCCTCTTTACTAGGAAGTGATGGACCAGGCAATCCAGAGCAAAAGACTGAGGCAGTAGAATACCTACGCTACATCGGCTCAAGGCTCAGAGGAGCAAATTGGAAATAGTCCCTATGCCAATTTGACCAGAATTCGAATATATGCGGAACGAACCCGATCCCATGTGTGCTCAGCCGTTGCCGAGCAGCAACAGGCCGGCGTCGTCGGGGTCGTCGCCCAGCATCAGGTCGGGCGCTCGCAGCTCGCGCCCGATGCGGAAATGGTCGAGACGGCGCGCCACAAAATCCGACACCACGATTTCGTGGCGCGGAGCACTGAGGAAGTGGCGGGCCGCTTCAGGCCCTAATTCATGGACGCGGTGGATCAGCAGGGTCATGGCCTCGCCGTTTTCCTCGACTCGGGCCCATTCCTTGATCTCGGCCAGGGCCTGTTTAGTCCCTGGTCGAACCTTCAAGCGCAGGTCTTCTTCCTGCAAGCGCTCGGCCTTGGCGCGACGTTTCTCGTCACGCTGCTGCTGCGTCAGAGCCATCATCGCCTCCATTGCGCACAAAGCGGGTGCCCGGGGCGTATTCCAGCAGGTCGCATACCCGGTTGATGATCTTGAGCGCTGCCTCAAAGACCTTGGCATCGTCCGGCTCGCGGGACAGGCGCTTCATGTTCGGCTGGTGCTCCAGGCAGACCTTGTCGACCAGGCGCCGGGCCAGCCTGCGCAGGTGGTCGGCGCTGTCGTGGAAGCGCAGGCTCAGCGCGAAGGCCATGGCCACATCATCAGGCCGGTACTGACCTCCGCTGCGGGTGTTGTACAGCTTCTTGACCGGGCGATTCATCCAGGCCGGCAGGGTTACCACTCCAGAGGGTGCTTTCTGCATGTCTTTGCTCCGATAAGCCGCTTGGCGGCAGGTGGAACTGTTCTTGCCGCCGGCGCTGGCGGACGAGGTTGTTGATCCGCCTCATGCCGCGCGCGCCGCGTCGATCTGCTCGGTGATCTCGAACAGCTGCTGGGTCAGGTTCTCGATGGTGGCGGTGCCACGCACACGTTCGGCGCGGCCCCATTGGCAGCTTCGGTTGAACAGAAGCTGCAGGTTTTGCTCCAGCTCCTTCCGGCGCTGGAGCAGTTCGAGGATGGTTGCGAGTGGCATGACTTACTTTTCCAGTGCTTTCCGCAGGTACGGATCAATATCGGCCTGGCCGAGAAGCCAGCGCTTGTAGTCGCGCGGAATGTCCTCGATCTTCGAGCCAGCGTGCTTACCGAAGCGGATGATCTTCGGGATGCGGGCGTCTTCTGAGATCTCCCAGAGTTCTTCCCAGCTAGCCACTGGACGTCCCAGCTGCGCCTTCAGGGTGGTGAAGATTGTCGTCAGGAGGCGGCGGCAGTTCTTCACATCGTCTAAGGCCGCGTGAGCATTGCGCAGAAGTTCTGGGGCTTCCGAGCGGTAATGCAGGTAGATCATGGCCGACTGCGTGTGAGTGTCAGCATCGGGCCAAAGCATGCGGCTCAGCGCGGCGGTGCAGATGCGCTTGATTTCTGGCTTACCGATGACGCCCCAGTCGTAATCGACGTTGTGTCCGATCAGGTAGCTGGCGTCTTCTGGCAGCTTGAAGGAATCATGCGGCGGGCAGTCGACCAGCTCTTCGTCCAGGATGTGGCTGGTTGCCAGGGCGCCAAGTTCGATGGGCTTGGATGGCTTGTAGCGCTGCAAGAACTCGCCGGTTACGGCCAAGCCGGCACCGAGCTGCAGCCAGGCGGCCTCAACCAGTTCCGGGTTGTTTAGTCCGGTGGTTTCAGAGTCGAAAATGTAGGCGGTCATATGAGATCCGTTTCGCAAGAAGAAGGGGTGTCAGCAGCGTGGTTGCTGCTGACCAGCGGTCAATCGAACGGGATATCGTCCGAGAAATCGGGCGGCGCGCCGTAGTCATAGTTGTCTGGCTGGGTGTAGCCGCCGGCGACCTGGGCAGACTTCGGTCGGCGGTCATGCACCGGCTTCTTCATGAGCTGCTGAACCATTTTTTCCAGCTTGGCTGGAGTGGTGCAGCGCGGGTCGAGGATCTCGGATGCTGTCTTCTCGGATTCAGCACTGAACGGCGCATAGATTATTGGGCGAGGCATGCCAGTCTGGCTGTTCTTCTCGATTTCCATCTGGATGAGCAGGCCGATAGGCTTCTTCAGTAGCTCGGGGAAGCCAGGGGCGGTGACCTGCTCGCGCTGCCTGCTGTCGTTGTTCCATTTCTCGAACTGGGTTGTCTGCGGGGCGCCGACGGTGCGCAGCTGCAGGCAGGCCATGATGGCGTTCATCATCGCGTATCCACCCTCGTTGCGGGTGCCGTGCTGGTACGTCAGGTTGAGGTAGAACGTTGCCTCGGCCCCGTCGCGACTCTTGAAGGTGAAGCCGATACCGGTCGACCCGGTTTCTTGCTTCTCCATGTACTCGGCGCGCTGGAACTCGCCAATGAACTTTCCGGCCTCGTCGATGAAGGCTGATTTGTTGTCCGCGGAGCGCGCGGCGTTTGCGTCCAGATTGAACATTCAGAAGGCTCCTATGCGGCCTGAGTGGTGTTGGTTAGGTCGTAGTACTCGCAGATCGCGGCGTCGACCAAGGCAAGGTCGTTATCGATCATCGCCTCGTTGAACATGCCCATTGGGGCCTTGGTGGTGTCCGATCCGTTGTTTCGGGTGCTGAACAGATGCTGGCCGTCGCTGACCACCGAGCGCAGGACGATGGTGACCATGCCCTCCAGCGTGATCTTCTCGTCCAGCATCTTGCCGATGGTCTTCATCTTGATCTGCCCGGCGTCCGTCTCCTCGGTGTGGCTGAGGATGTAGACGCGAACATCATCGGGCAGGCCGAGCAATGCCTCGAATATGTTCCAGGTGTGCCGGCCGATCTCGGTGAATTTGTCGAACCCTTTCTCCTCACTCCTGCGCATGAACTCGTTGGCCAGGATGTACTGGAAGTCGTCGATCACGATCACCTTGCGCTTGGTCTGGCGGCAAGCGCCGATCACCTTCACCCAGTTGTCGGTGACGTAGGACTTCCAGGCCTTGGCGCCGGGGAAGGGAAGCGGCTTTTTGATGACCTGGACCAAAGCCACATCATCAGGCTTGAAGTTGCGCAACGACGCGCTCTTGCCGGCCCCGGACTTGCCGAGGATCAGAGTTACGGTTGCCATGCGGCACCTCAGCTTGGTTGGTTGTCCCACTGCCGCTCAATGCGAGCGGCCTCTTCTTCGTACTCTTTGCGTTCATCACCCTGGTACTGCTCAGGCGAGAACGAACCGGCCGTCATCCAGTCGAGCTGGGCGGCCAGGCGGGGTGTTGTGTTCATGGGGTGCCTCAGAAGGTGATGCGGTCGGCGTATGCGCTGGCCAACATCCATGCGGTGCAGAGAGATAGCGTGATGAAGCTGCCGCGCCAGAATGCCCAGCGTCGCGCTTGTTGGCGGGTCACGGCCTGACCCTCACAGCGATGCGCCGGCCCTTCATGGTGGCGCTCAGCTGGCGCTTGAGGCTGGCCACAGGCAGCTCGCGAGGAAGGCCGATAACTTCGTTGAAGGGAAGCCCGAAGCTGATGATGGCCAGGCTGCGCTCAATCTGTTCAAGCTGCTCGTCAATCAGCGATTTGACCGGTGCTGTGCTCATGAGAACCTCCGGGCTTGCTGCTCCCACTGCTGGTGATCGTTAGCGATCATGCGGTCACGGCGCTGGATGAAGTGGTTGCGCATAGGGAGGTCGATGGCGCCCGTCAGGTGCGCAAGGTCGATGGCGATCTCGATCTCACCCTCAAGCCGTGCACGGCCGCTCAGTGAATCCGAACCCTTGGCCATGGCCTCAAGGCGAGATTCGATCATGTCGATCACATCGTTACGCGTTGAATTGTTCATGCGATTCTCCGAGCGGCACCTGAGCCGCAAAGTGCTTCCATCTTTCCAAGCGCCGAGGCGATTGCTCGACGGCTGCTGGCTTGCTGCTGTTCGTCTCGAGCGCGCAGGGTTTCCAGCCAGGCCCTGTTGTCTTCTGCTGCTTCCTCTGGGGTTACATGAGCAGCCCAGTGCACCTGCTCGTCAGCGGAGAGGCGACGATCCAAGGCGCGTGCCTGGGCGCTATCGGCGTACAGATCGGCGTGGTCGGCCATGGTCGCCTCCAGGTGGTGGGTTAATCGGTGGGTGGGGAAGGGAGAGGCTGCCAGTGGGTTGGCTCATGCTCGTCGCTGGCATCGCTTTCGTTGGCATCCCACTCGCCGCTGGCGTTGAAGTAGAAGCCGTAGCAGGCTGCCCACATCCAGCCGTCTGTGCTTGATGAGCGCTCGCCGACGATCATGATGTCGTCGGCCATGCGCAGCCATACGGGGGTGTCGAGTTCCGGCAGCCTGTCACTGCACTTGATCCAGCCGCTCATGGCTTCACCCGGGCGGCGAGCATGGCGTCGGCCAGTTCGTAGGCAGCTTTGGCAATCTCGTTGGTCTGGCGGCCCCATGTGTCCGGGTGAGCGCAGATGCCCTGCAACGCCTTGGCCGCGAAGTAGTCGCGCAGGGTCATGCCGTCATGCGGCAGGTGACCCTGGTACGACTCGCCACTAGGCAATGTGACCGGGAATGCCGGTCCGCTTGTGTCTTTGCTCATGGTGTGAACCTCGCTCAAACCGCATGAGGCAGGCGCCAGCGCAGGTGGCCAAACCCGAGCCGTGAAGCTCGCTGGCGCCTGTCTGATGCGGTCGTATGTGAAGGGAAGGGGATGCGGGATGCATCGGGGTGCAAGCTCCGCGGAATCGAACCGCGATCTGCGTCGGACTTTCTCGGCCTGGTGATCAAGCAGGCCACGGCCAGTTAGGCTTGGGCAGCTACTCCGTCGACTTCTTGCCCCGCGCGCAGATGCCTCCTGCAAACTTGCACTCCGATGCAGCCTGCGATGGGGGGCAGGGCATCGGGCCGTCTATCCGGCTGTCAGGGAATCAGTAGGGCTTTTCGACTTTGCCCTGATCTTGCAGGCTGCGAACCTTGAAGAGATCGTTGAGCAGAGCATCCATCTGGTTGGCCATCTGCTTGCGCAGACCGTCTTTCAGGCTGCCGACCACATTGGTCACGTGCTGCTGCATTTCCTTGCTGAAGTCTTCCGCGCAGATCTTGGTCATCAGCCACTGCGCCCGGGTAACCGAGTTGTAATCACTGGTGGCCGGCTTCCCATCACCAGGGTTCACCTTGCCGTTCCAGTAGGAGGTAACCGTCTTCTCCAGCTCCTTGCGCAGGGTGGTAGAAGGGCCTTCTTGGTCGCCCCACTGGTTAACTCTGCGGTATTCACGCTCAAACGAGCCGTTGATTGTCTCGTCGATCGCCTTCTGGATCTGAGCAGTGACACGCTCGTCGAAGATCTTGTCGATGCGTTTCTTGACCTCCTTGTCGACCAAGCTGGACAGGTCGGCGTCCTCGCTTAGCAGTTGGTCTGCAACCTGGGCGACGATCGCGGTCTTCAGAGATTCTTCGTTGATATTCAGCATTCCCGTGCCCTCCAGGGCGGTTGATTTCCCAGATACCACTCATGGAATGGCACCTGGTGAAATCCCGGCCTCGCTACTGGCGACAGGCCGGGGTGTTGCGGGAGCGATGTGATTGCCGGGTACGTTTCCGGCGCTGAAGCCAACAGCCGATCGAATCAGGATCGCCATTCAGGCCTTCTGGCTAACGGGGCTGGCGGCACACCAGCACACTCCGTGACCGATATTCTCTCGTCGGTCAAAGCGCCTGGCTCTGTAGCGGCCAGGTAGGCTGTCGCGCGGCGACGGTCAGTTACTTCCACATGTCGATGCCCTCCGTTGCTCGCTCACTGGGCAGGCAGTGGCCACCTATCAGAATCTGGTGTTCCTCCCATTACCGCCGGGGTGGCGGGGCGCATTGCATGCCCGGGTCGTTCTCTCGGTTTAGGCGTTTCACCTTCGTCAGCCGTACAGGGTTGTCCCTGTCGTGGGCAGCCTTTCGGGGCTGTCTGGCGCCGGTCGCCGGTAGAGGCAATGCGGTCTGTTCACCAGTTCCATAGCTGGCATGGGGATCGAATTTATTGCTCGCGCTGTGCCGTTGCCGGGATCGATCCGCGAGGTTCCCATCGATGTGTAAAGAGCGGTGAGGCTTGAGGGCCTCCCGAGGGGCTGTGTAGCGCCTCGATGGGTAAAATATGCACCAGTGCAATTTTGGTGTCAATGCACCAGTGCATAAATTTTTATGCAGGCACAAAAAAGCCCGCGCTAGGCGGGCTCTCATGTCGGCGGATTCTAGTTTTGCGGGACGTACTTTGTTTTGGCGTCCATGCCACATTCGGCTATCAGCCTCTGGCAGATCTGATCGGCTTCTGCCCGAGAGTCGTAATAGCCGCAATGGATTGGCATGCTTGAGCCGGATACGACTGGAAGACCAAGCTCTCTGGCGACCCCGAGGCGCCTGCCCAGCTCAGCCTTGCTGGTGGCTGGCAGTATGGCGACCCAGCCGTGCGAGGCTCCGCTTCCTTGAGGCATTGGTACAGGCTTGCTGATGTACTCATGCGCTTGATGGCCTGAGCTTCCAGAGATGGGGGCGCCTACGGAGTCAATGCTGGATCTTGATCGCACCGAAAGAAGGATCACGCCAGAAACAGCAGATGCAGCCCCAAGCACTGCCAACATGGTGCGCCTGGATAGAAGCTCAGCATTGCTCGCTCGCTCCCAGTACATGAGCCCGTAAGGCAATGTCACATCCATGGCCAGAGCGTAGGCGATGACGGCCAGCCCGATCCCGATCAGTGCGATTCCCCAAGCCTTCATGGCGAACTCCCTGTGAATTTAGCGCCATCCTACCACTCTGGCCGCCAGCCATCACGCAGGCATAGCGCTGGAAATCAGTCGTTCTGAGGGAGGTCCCTGGGCTTTACAATGAGGCCTAGCATTGCAACCAGGTAGAACAAGGCCCACCATGTCCAGAAGGCGATCAGTAACACCGACATTCTGGTGAGCGGCTTATCGGTGAACACGTTGAGCTGAATCTGAAGGAGCAAAAACCACATGACCGCAATATTTCGCAGGGCTGCTAGAGAGATTTCTCTAATTGTTGCAACGTTTGCGGCAACAATGCCTATATACCTCCTTCTTGACTCCCAGATAGCCCTTGACAGCCCTATTATCATGGCCGCAATCAAGCTGGCGACTACGCTATTAGCTATGTTGCTGATATCCAAGCTGCCTCCATTTCGAAAAAGCCGAGACGAATCCCGGCCGGCAAAATAGCCTCTTCAGGATCTCTCGATACGGCCTGCTTTTACCTCTTCCCCATACCCCACCAGCCGATCCTCCCCATCCTGCATCACCTGGCAGATCCTGATCACCGCCTGGGCGTCATGCTCGTTTCCGGCTTCGCTCAGGCGGACGGCGATTCGCATCAGTTCGACTGCTGACCATTTAAGGTCAGAGGCAAGGCCCTGGAGGTCGCGGCGGAGGTCTTGGCTGGGCTTGGTTAGGGGCATGGCTACACCGGCTGCCCATTCCACACGTAGAGCACCCGGGCCAGGATGTGGGTGTCGTCCACACGGATCTCCTCAGGGTCATGGTGTTTGTTGTCAGAAATCATCTTGAACCGATCACGGCCTTTCTTCTGCAAGCGTTTCACGTACAGCATTTCGTCGTGAGAGAAGAGGTAGATGCCGTCACCGGTGAATTCTCGGATCGTAATATCGACCAGCAACGGGTCGCGGTCTTTGATCGTGGGCGCCATTGACTGCCCCCAGCCGGTGATCATTTTGAGGTGATAGTGCTCTTTGAACGTCACGCCCATTTCGCGCAGGTGCCGAGGGCTGACCCGGATGTCTTGCAGCATTTCCGGGTAATCATGGGGTATCTGTCCGCCACCCATCGCTGCCCGAACGTCGTAGTGCGCAATCCAAACCTCGTCACCAACTTGACCAGGCCGCGAGAAATCAAATGTGACGACCTTGGATGCTTCCTGCTCGGCAGATTTCTCCTCAATCGCGTCAGCGATCTTCTGCCGAGCATCCACTGAAAGCCCTTTTCCGTGCTTCGCCAGCATCTGCTTGACGATATCGGCAGTGGAAAGGGTGGCTCGCTCTTCCGGCTGAGGCTCGACTTCGCCCAAGGGTTCATAGCCACGCAGCTGATCGGTGGTGATACCGAAGAAATCGGCTAAAGGCCTGACCTGCTTGTCAGTCGGCTCTTTGATGCCTTTTGGGCCTTGAGGCTTGAGAATCCTGGAAATGGTCGACTGGCCGACACTTGTCCGGCTCGACAGCTCAACCTGAGTTATGCCATTTGCGGCCATCAGTTGAGCGAGAATTTTATCTATCGATTTATGCATGAGTGCAATGCTGCCTCCCGGCGGTGCATACAGCAATACAGCGGAGCGTTGACAGATATGCACCAGTGCATGATGATGTGCATATCTACAAAGGAGGCAGCCATGAGCGCTACCGATCTTCCGAAAAAACTGGATGAGCTGCTGGGCTCAGGCATGACCTACAAGGCCATTGCTGAACGCGCCAAGTGCGACGTCTCGACCGTTTTCCGTATTCGCAACGGCCAGATCAGCAACCCGAGCTATGTCGCCGGAACCGCTATCGACCAAATGCATGCCGAACTGGCCAAGAGCGGTAAGCAAAGCATCAAGAAATCCGCCGCTTAAACACTTTTCAATCACAAGGAAATCCCTGAATGCACCTGGACCCCGCCAACAAACGCAGCGAAGTGATCAAGTCGCGCTGGAAGCCTGAAGAGGTTCGAAAGCTACGCATGGAGGCCCGCATGGCTGGCATGCAGCTGGCGACCTACGTGCACGAACTGGCCAACCTTGGCCGTCGCCTGGGCGCTGCTGATCTGCTCCGAGAAATGAACGGCGCTGGTGAGCAGGATAAAACGGCCTGAAGCCCCTATGGAGGGCCTATGCCTGAAACCACCTTCGAATTGCTGCCAATCGAGGTGAAGGCTGAGGTTCGACAGCTGGCTGCCGACCTTGGCTGGAGCCTGGATAGATCGACGGATGAGTACTTGGAGATGAGTCGCTCACTCGCGATCCAGGAGCAATTGAGACAAATGCGACACAAGGCCCCCGTGTTGGGGCTGGTAGGGCACAAAAAGGGCCTCGATGTTCCCTGATTGTGAAAAGACAGAGGCCCTCTTTCGGGCTTCTGGCAGGCACAAAAAAGCCGGGATTGCGCCCCGGCTCTCTGCAACATCACATAAGTGAGACCAATTATGCATATGCAGACCCCAAGTGTACAGCCCATAGGATTGCTCGCGCCACAAAACACGAAGCATGATTTTGTGGCGCGCATGTCGTCTCGAGAGATTGCCGATCTGGTGGGATCTCGCCATGACAAGGTGAAACAGTCCATCGAGCGCCTGGCCACGGCCAAAGCCCCCGACAAGCCGGCTGTGATTGATCTTCCCCCATTGGGGGAATACCTCGACTCGCTGGGCCGTAAGGCTACCGAGTATCTCGTCAACAAGCGCGACAGCTTCGTTGTCGTCGCCCAGCTTTCGCCAGAATTCACCGCCGCCCTGGTGGACCGCTGGCAGCAGTTGGAGGCCCAGGTAGCGAAGCCAATGCCCGCCGACCTCAGCAAGCTGGAAATCCTCCAGATGGCCCTGGAGTCGGAAAAGGCCCGCGTCCTGCTCACCGTCCAGGTCGAGGCCCAGGCCAAGAAGATCGACCACCTGGAAAACCTGTTCAAGGAGGGCATGAGCCCGGCCCAGTTCTGCAAGGGCCTCAATGGGGTCAACGTGATGCAGGTGAACGCCTTCCTCTGGTCCAAAAACTGGCTCTATGCCGAAGGCAAGGACGGCAGGCCAAGCACCCACTGGCGCGTTGGCTCGTACGCCCGCGACAAGTACATGACAGAGCATCAGTACGAAGTCGCCCGCCACGGGAAAGATCCCTTCGTCAGATACACACCGATCCTCCTGCGCAAGGGCGCCGTTCGCCTGTACGAGTTGTACCTGGCCGGCGAGCTGCCCATGAAGAAGAACTGGGACGGCCTGCACACCCACGACAAGGCCTTGCGGGGTGCAGCATGAGAAGCCGCGAGCAAGACCGCCAGCAGTGGCAAGACCCCGACTTCAACAAGTGGCTGGATGATGCCATATCCGACGCCGGCCATACCGTTTGGGATGCGATTCCAGACGTAGGATCGGCCTGGAACGGCTGGGATGCGTCGAAGGCAGCGCTCGGCTACTACTGCCCGGCATGCAACGGCTCTGGTGAGGAATGGACTCTTTCCGACTCCACCCCTGACGCGCATTACGTCCAGGCCACATGCGGTGAATGCTCTGGCTCGGGAACCATGCAAGGGGCCTATCAGACAGCAAAGCTCCAGCGCGACAGCTACGCCGATCGCCTGACCGAAGCTGGCGGAAAGCTCTTGTTCATGCGGGCCGACCATGACCGGCTCGAAGCGGAGAATGCTGGGCTCAAGCGCTACGCAGATCGCTATCGCTGGATCCGTCACCGCAACCTCGACTCGATCAGTCAGGGCGGAGTATTTGCGGGCATGACTCCCCAGAACCTGGTCCTCAACGAGGAAACGCTCGACGAAGCCATTGACGCTGCTATGGCAAAGGAGAGCGGCCAATGAGCATCGTCGCCCAACAAACAACCGTCTACTTGGCCCCGACCGCTGGTCGCCGCTTCCTGACCAAGGCTGCCGCGATCAACAAGGAAGCCCGCGCGATCATCAAGAAGCACTTCCCGGAAGTTCAGCCGCACGACTGTGACGCGGAAACCTGCGGATGGTGCCGTGATCCTGGCTGGAGCCTCGAACATGACCAGCCGGAGCGCTTCAAGCGCTACTACCGGATGCTGACGGCCGTCCTGAAGAGGGGTATTTGACATGCAGTTCACCCTCACCATCAATCAGGTCAAGGCTTTGGAATGGGGGCTCAACTCCCAGCAGGCGCTGCTGTTCTCGTTCGTCTACGGCTGCCCGAGCTGGGCCAAGCCTATGCAGACGCCGGACGGGATCTACTTCGCCCTGAGCAAGGCCAAGATCACCGACGAGCTTCCGCTTTTGACCGGAAAGCCAGACACCGCCTACCGGATGCTGAAAGCTCTGGAAGAAGTCGGCCTGATCGAGCTTTCCAGCACCTCCAGCATCACCTTGTTCCGCCTGACCGAGAAGGCCGCCGAGTGGAACCAGAAACTGGATGGCTCGGAAAAATATCCGACCCCACCTACCGGAACTAAAGGTCGGAAAAAAATCCGATCTACCTCGGAAAAAAATCCGAGCATGGTCGGAAAAAAATCCGATCAAAGGTCGGAAAAAAATCCGACAAATCAGGATACCAATAATCAGGATACCAATCAGGGTACCAGTCAGTGTTCGCAGGAAGGTTCGGACGAGCCGAACCAGCCTGCCGGAAAAGTGGTTGCACTGATCCCTGTTGGGGGCGAAGAGCCGCGCTGCGAAATCCCGGCAGACATGCCAGGCCCGAAGGACCAGTCCTGCAAAACCTTCAAAGCCTGGGCCAACTACGCGATGGCCTACCGCAAGCGCTACCACACCTGGCCGGTATGGAATGCGAAGGCAGGCGGGCAGATGGGCCAACTGATTGACCGCCTTGGGATTGAAGTTGCTCACCATGTCGCCGCGTTCTACCTGCGCATCAACGACGCCAAGCTGATCAACGGCTGCCACAACCTGGGCGACCTGCTGGCCAAGGCCGAGGCCTACCACACCCAGTGGGTCACCAACCGCCAGATGAACGCCACCACTGCCCGCCAGCAGGAGCAGACCCAGGCGAATATCAATGCGGCCCAGGAAGCGGCTGACGCGATCCGCAACGGCCAAGGGGGTAAGCGCAATGCTTTCCTCTGACGAACAAGCCGAACTCGCCGTGGCCATCTGCGCCACTGCCGAGGCAATGGGGCAGGCAATCAGCGCTGGAGGCGCTCAGCTCATCGCTGAGGACCTTTCGGCCTATGAGCCTGGCGTGATCATTGGCGCACTGCGCGCGTGCCGTAGAGAGCCTGCTGGGCGCCTTTCGCTGGGCATGGTCCTCAAGCACATCCACGCGGCTGACTCCCGCCCCGGGAAGGATGAGGCGTGGTCGATCGCGCTGGCGGCCAGTGACGAGCACGAGACCGTGGTGCTCACCACTGAAATCCGCCAAGCCATGATCGCCTCCGCTCCAATCCTTGAGGCCGGCGACAAGATCGGCGCCCGGATGGCCTTCATGAGCGCCTACGAGCGGCTTGTCAGCTTCGCCCGCGCCGAGGACCAGCCGGCCAAGTGGGAGGTGTCGCTGGGTTACGACGCTGGGCGACGGGTGACGGCCATCGAATCCGCCGTACGCGCCCAGCTCATCACCCACGAGACCGGGGCCAAGTACCTGGCCGACTTGCGTATCGCACCAATCACCCAGGATGGCCAGGCCATCGCCGGTCTGCTCACTGGTGAAGTGCGCCCGCAGGCCAGCGCCAAGACTCGGGAAAAGCTCGCCGAGGTGCGCTGCATCCTCAAGGCAGCCCAGGCTAAGAAAGACCGCGAGCGCGCCAAGGAAGACCAGCGCCGTCGCATCGAAACCTATCTGCGCAAGCGGCAGACACGGGTCGCCATTGCTCAGTTGAACATCAAGCGCGCCGGGCAGCCGGCCGGGGAGGGGGTGTGATGGATCCTCGATATCAGGAAATGAAGCGCAAGTGGGACGAACTCGTGAAGGAAGAGACCGCGAACTGGCCCAGTGACAAGCCAAGGATCATCGTCGAGTACTCCGTCTTCTTCGGCATTGGTTGTGAGGAAAACGGCATCTACGGCGTTCGCGGCAAAGTGAGCATTGAGCGCCTACAGGAAATCGAGAGCCAACTGAAGACCGATGAGGACATAGGGGAGGCGCGTCATTGCACCAGCGGCGAAGGCGACTACCTGATGGTTGCGGACTATGACCCAGGCGAAACCGACGACTACGGACAGGTCATCTCCTCCCCGTACTGGGATATCAGCGTTATCGGGTTCCGCACCTTTGACGAAGTGATGGCCGGACGCGTGGCTGGTGAGGAGAAGCACTGATGGACACCAACAAGATGCGTGAGCAGTTCGAGGCCGCAGCAAAAAACCAAGGCCTGTCTCTTGCCCGTACCCATCAGGCACTGCGCTTCGCTAACGGCACCAGTCGCGCCGCTGGTGACTACGTGGCGCTGGAAACCCTGTGCGCGTGGTGGGCCTGGCAGGCCTCTCGTGAATGTTTGGTAGTAGAGCTTCCGGGCACCGTTCGGGCATATCCGCATTCCTGTGCGGATCGCGAAGAATACATGTGGCCGGAAGAAGTGTGCGAAGCCATCGAGGCCGTCGGCCTGAAGGTGGCTAGCCATGGATAATTTCGACTTCCTGTTCGCACTGATGGTTGGCATCGCTATTGGCTGGATCTGGGCGCACCACGCAGTCGCCACTGAGTGCGAGCGCCTGGGCAAGTTCTACGTCGGCAAGCGCACATTCGAGTGCATGAAGATCGAGGAGGGCAAGCGCCATGGCTGAAAAAATCTCCGTCAACTCTCAGGTCAAGCTTTCCGAGGCTGTCACCATGCTCAACCGCATGTTCCGCGACAAGAAGTTCGTCGTGGTCAGCATGCGCCCAGGCAAGGACCGCACCCTGGACCAGAACGCGTTGTGGTTTGCGCTCTACAAGCGCATCTCCGAGATGACCCAGATCGGTGACGCATCGGAGGCCCGCAAGTACTGCAAGCTGCACCACGGCGTGCAGATCCTGCTGAACGAGGATCAGGACTTCCAGGCGGCCTGGTACCGCGTCATGCGCCACCTTTCCTACGAGGAGAAGCTGGACATGATGGGCGACTGCAAGCTGTTCGGCCCGGATGGCATGCCGGTGACCAGCCTCTTCAATCGCGCCCAGGGCATCGCCTACACCGAGCGGGTGGTGGCGGACTTCTCTGCCCGGGGCGTGGTGTTCAGCGACTTGCTTGGGGAGGTGGCGGCATGAGCACGACCAAAGTATTCAAGCTCATTGCCGGGCTTGTCCTGGTGGTCGCATTGACCGCTTACACCCAGACCTCTGTGCCTCATGGCGCAGTGGTCTTCTTGCTGGCCTTCGCCACCTTCCTGGTCGGCTACTTTGCGGGGGATGAGTACTGATGCTTGCCAAAGAGATCAAGCCGAAGAAGTGCAAGGCGCCAGGCTGCGGCAAGCCCTTCAAACCGACCATGACCACACAGAAGGTGTGCAGCATCGCTTGTGCCAAGGCCATGGCCAAGGACCCGAAGCTGCAGAAGATCGCGGCCAAGGCCATCACCAAGCAGGCCCGCCAGGACCTGCAGGAGCGCCGGGAGAAGCTGAAGACCCGCCGCGAGCACATGGCCGAAGCGCAGACCGCGTTCAACGCCTACATCCGCGAGCGCGACGCCGGCCTGCCGTGCATCAGCTGCGACTCACTGCCGAGCGACAACGACCTCATCACCGGCAGTCGCTGGGACGCCGGCCATTACCGGTCAGTAGGAGCCTGCCCGGAGCTGCGCTTCGAGCCGCTGAACGTCCACCGGCAGTGCGTGAAGTGCAACCGGAACCTGTCGGGTAACGCGGTCGAGTACCGGATCCGGTTGGTGAAGCGCATCGGCGCCGACCAGGTGGAATGGCTCGAAGGGCCTCATAAGCCCCAGCGCCTGACCATCGAAGACCTGCAAGCCATCAAGGCCATGTACCGGCAAAAGCTCAAAGACCTGCGGAGGGCAGCAGCATGATCTGGACCATCACAGACACGGCCGGCGTGCTGCTCCTCGCTATGGCCATCGTTTCGTCCTGGTGCGCTATGCGCGCAAACAGCATTCAAACCCGCCGCAAGAAGGAGAACGGCCCATGCAACTGAACAGCGCACGGCAGGCCTGGCATGACTGCCTTTACACCGCATGGGACAGCCAGGGCTCGTTCATCGAGAACCTGGGTATGCTCGGAGCAATGGTCCAGACCACCGAGAAGCAGCGCAAGGCCAGCCATGCGATGCACCAGGCCCTGGCCGGGTACGTCCAGCAGGCCATCGGCACGCTGCCGGAATCACTGCGGGCGTTCGGCAGCTGGATGTATAACCCGATCGAGAACCACGACGACCGGGAGCAGGCCGAAGAGATGGTGTTCATCGCTGCCTACCAAGCCGGGCCCAAGATGTACGCCAAGAAGTTCGAGAAGGCGCGCACGGTTGCCGCCGGCGTTCTGCATCGGTACCGCCGCATGCATCAGGGCGGACAAAGCGAAGGCATCGACCCGTGCCCAACTCCTGAGGTGTTCCGTGCCTGGCTGCTGGCCATCCACGGCCTGGAGCTTTCCTCCGAGCAGTGGGGCAGGGAATGGGAAGGTTTTATCGACGCCTGTTTCGCCGCTTGCAGCGATCTGGATCGTGATGCCTTGGTGCCCGTTTCAAAGGTGCTAAGAGAAATGAAAATGGCCGCTTGACGAAATGTCCGGCTAGTGACACTATTTCGCCATTCTGACAATTTTGCCTTTGGCAAACGCATCACAAGACCCGGCCTTCGAGCCGGGTTTTTTGTTTATGCAGGTGAATGCGCAGGCTGATGCGCAATTGTTACTGGGGTCCTGTTGAATCCAGGGTTTCTCAAATGAGTGGTCCGCCTCGCGAGCGGAAATCTCAGGTCCAATAAACCACTCAAAGCCGGAGATCAGCGCCGGCCATCTGCACTATATTGGCCTAAAGCATTGATGGTTGATGCTCTCGGCTCATAACCGAGGGAAGAGGGTTCAAGTCCCTATAGGCCAACCAAGCATGGCGCGTCGAGCGTCTGCGATACGATGAGCAAACCTCGAAAGAGTTAGGGTGATCGGATCAAAAAGACTCGACCAAACTGGGGGAGGAGCCCGGTGCCAATTCCTAATCCCGGCCCTCGCGCCGGGTTTTTTGTTGCCCGAAGAGGGCCTCAAGAGTCCCGGCCATCGAGCCGGGATTTTCGTTCTTGGAGATCAGCATGAAGAGCAAGTACCGCTGTCTTGTCGAGGACATCCTCAACTGCGAACAGAAGCTGCGAGAGGCCAAGGCTATTCAGCGTGACGCGCAAGAAAAGCTAACCCAGGCGAATGGCTTCGTTTCCTACCAGGAAGCCAGCCTCCGTGAAAGCGAACAGAGACTGGCAGAGCTTGAGTCGAGACTCTTTCGATCAGAAGCCTAAGCAGGTGCTTAGGGTGTTTGGGTACTCAATCAGGCCGCAGGTCTTCTTTTTGCTGTTCGTCAGGTCGATGATGACCATCGTGTCTTTGCTGGGGCTGAATCTGCTTTCCAGGTACAGGGCGCTGTAAACCTCCTCAAGTGATTTAGAGCTGGTGAATGCAGCAAAGGATGAAGTTTCATCCCAGGATCCGCCATTCGAAACGATTGCCAGTTGCTCCATCAGTGAGTCGTATCGTTCGCGATAGTCCGTCCCATCTTCCAGTCTGAAGGTCACGATAAAGTTTGCCATGGTTCCATCCTGTGTCGCGGTTGTAGGGATTGCGACGATAGCATGGGGCCATCTTTTTCTTCTCCTCGCACCTTCGCCCGGCCCCTCAATAGGGGCTCACCGGGCCTTTTCTTCTTGCCGCCCCTCAGGGGATATCGAGTATGTCCAACATGCCAGACAAACCAGACACCTGGGCGATTGCTCTTGCGTGGTTGAGCCAGCATTCGCCCCTCCTGTACGCGGCAGGCCTTTCCTGCGCCATGGCTGTCCTGCGAATCACCTACGGAGGTGGCACCCGTCGCCAGATGTTGGTCGAGGGTGCAATATGCGGCGGCCTGACCCTGACGATCATCAGCGGCCTGGAGTTCTTCGGTCTGCCGCAGAGCATGTCCACGTTTGTAGGTGGATGGGTCGGCTTCCTCGGTGTCGAGAAGGTGCGCAACATTGCCGACCGCGTCACTGACTTCAAGCTGCCGGCCCGCAAGGCTGAGTGATCGGCGCCACGAAATCGAGGTGCGCCGTTTCGTGGCGCGAGGAATGGCAAATGGCATCGGTAACTGCACGCATAGTTTGTCGCCATCGCTGGTGGCTCAAGTACTACCTGGCCGGCGTCCTCGTCATGGTCCGGCTGACTGGCCGAGAGCCATGCCCTGAGCGCTTCAGCTACTGGGTGGGGCGCGGCATCAAGATCGAGGTTCATCCTGAATGACCACCATCGCCTACAAGGATGGCGTTATCGCCTACGACTCCCGCGTCACCCGAGGCGACCTGATCACCGATGACGACTGTGACAAGTGCATTGAGCGCGACGGCGTGAAGTTCTTCATGTCCGGGGCTCTCTGTGACTATGACGCATTGGTCGGGGCCTACTTCGGCACCGCGCCATCCGGGAAGGTCGACGCATCTGCAATCGTCGTGGATGGCGGGAAGCTGCTGATGGTGGCGGTGGATGACGATACGGGTCTGTGGAAGTCGCCAATCAAGCCTGATCGTCCGTACGCCATCGGAAGCGGCACGCCATACGCATTCGCTGCGATGGACATGGGCGCATCTGCCGAGAAGGCCGTCGAGATGGCTGCAAGGCGCGATACCAGCACTGGCGGCAGGGTTCGGACTATGACGATCCGCGCAGCCGAGCATAAATAACCAGCCCAGCGAGGCACCCAAGTCTCAAGGAATTCCCTATGGCGCTGACAGCAAAACAGCAGCGCTTCGTCGAAGAATACCTGATCGACCTGAATGCCACGCAAGCCGCTATCCGTGCTGGCTACAGCAAGAAGACGGCAAACGAGCAAGGTTCACGCCTGTTAGCAAATGTTAGTGTTTCAGCCGCTGTTGCCGAGAGCATGAAGTCAAGGTCTGGCAGAACCGGAATCACCCAGGACATGGTACTCAAGGAACTCGCCAAGATCGGCTTCAGCGATATCCGCAAGGTGGTCCGCTGGGGCGAGACGATGGTCCGCATGGTCGAAGCCGACGATGAGGGCCCTGAGGACATGGTTCCGTACCACGGGCTGGCCTTAGTCGACTCCACCGAGATTGACGATGACACGGCTGCTGCCATCGCTGAGGTGTCTCAGGGGCGCGACGGCCTGAAGGTCAAGCTGCACGACAAGAAGGGCGCTCTGGTCGATATCGGCCGACACCTGGGCATGTTCGTGCCTGCAGGTCACGCCGACCTAGATGCAGAGCTCAAGCGGATCGAGATCGAGAAGCGCCGGGTCGAGCTGGCCGCGCTTAAGGCAGGTCATGAGCCGGCTCCTCCTGTAACCAAAATCGAGATTGAGGTGGTAGGTGGCCGGTCGGACGCTACGAATCCAGATGACCGAGCCTCAGGCTAGGTTCTTCCAGCTGCAAGACAAATACCCTGCCTTCGTTGGCGGGTTCGGTACCGGAAAGACGGAGACCCTGGCCAACTGTGCCCTTCGTGATGCCTTGTCCTCCTCTGACGCGCTGATTGCGCTCTATGAGCCGACCTATGACCTGGTGAGGTTGATCCTCGCACCTCGCATGGAGGAGAAGCTGAGCGAGCTTGGCATTCGTTACAAGTACAACAAGCAAGAGAACATCATCTACACCAGCGCCCCGAACTGCGGTGACTTCATCCTCAGGACGCTCGAAAACCCGGCGCGAATCATCGGGTATGAGTCTTACCGCGCGCACGTCGACGAGATCGACACGCTAAAGAAGGCTCAGGCGGCGCTGGCGTGGCGCAAGATCATTGCGCGGAACCGGCAGCGACCAACTGGTATAGAGCAGCCATTCAACCGAGTTTCGGCCTACACCACGCCTGAAGGATTCCAGTTCGTCTACGACACCTGGGGGCGCGCTCCCAAGCCTGGCTATGCGATGGTTCAGGCTGCGACCTACACAAATCCGTTCCTTCCCGACGACTATGTGCAGAGCCTTCGCGACAGCTACCCAGCTGCGCTAATCACTGCATACATCGAGGGAAAGTTCACAAACCTGAACAGCGGCAGCGTCTATCCAGACTTTGACCGGACGCTGAACCACTGCGACACCGTCGAGCAGGAGCGTGAGCCGCTTCTGATCGGCATGGACTTCAACAGGCTCAAGATGAGCGCTGTTGTCTATGTCCTGCGCGGCGGATGCCCTGTAGCAGTAGCCGAGATCACTGATGGGCGCGATACGCCGTACATGGCAGAGCTGATCAAGGCGCGATACGCCGCGAAGGGCCACCCTATTCAGATTTTCCCCGATGCATCAGGCCAGAACGCCAGCAGCAAGAATGCCAGTGAGTCGGACCTGAGCATCTTGCGACAGGCCGGATTCTCCATCCAGGTGAACGGGACAAACCCCGCAATCGCGGACAGGGTGAACGCCGTCAACGCGCTGATCCTGAATGGCAATGGCGAGCGGCGCCTGAAGATCAACGTCAACCGGTGCCCGCACCTTGCGGACGGATTGGAGCAGCAGGCCTACGACAAGAACGGCATGCCCGACAAGTCGAGCGGGGTGGATCACCTCAACGACGCCGCCGGCTATCCGCTGGCCTATCTGTTCCCTATCGAACGCCCAATGACTACGACCCAATCCCTGAGAATGTGACCATGAGCGATAACCCGAGCTTCACCCTGCCAGCTGTCGACGAGATGCGCCGATACTGGGCGGTGATCTCGCCGCTCATGGGCGGGACCATGGCCATGCGCGCTGCTGGCCAGGCGCTGCTGCCGAAATACCCAGCAGAAGATGATGAGATCTACAAGTCTCGCCTTGCCCAGTCCACCTTGCTGCCCGCGTACTCTGAGACGGTCGGCAACATGACCTCTCGGGTGTTTGCGGAGCCGCTGCAGCTGGGCGACGACGTTCCGGCCGAGATTGCGGAGATGGCAACGGACATCGACCTGGCCGGAAACGACCTGAACAACTGGTCGGTGGAGTTCTTCCGGAATGGCTTGAGCCACGGCCTGTGCCACGCTTTCGTTGATCATCCAGCCTCCGAAGCCGGCCGCACCATGGCGGAAGAGAAAGCCGCGGGCGTCCGCCCATATGCTGTCATGGTCAAGCCTGAGCAGGTTCTCGGGTGGAAGGCAAAGGGCGGTGTGCTGACCCACATTCGCTACATTGAGGCGATCGAGGAAGAGGATGGCGAGTTCGGCGTTGATGTCGTCTTGCAGATCCGCGTACTTGAGCCAGGCCTGTGGAGAATCTACCGAGCCCCAAGCAAGGGTGGCGCATGGGCAGTTCATGACGAGGGCGTCACCAGCCTGACGTACATCCCATGGGTGACGTTCTACACCGGTCGCACTGGTTTCATGACTGCCAAGCCACCGCTGCTGGAGCTGGCCCACCTGAACGTAAAGCACTGGCAGAGCCAGAGCGACCAGGACAACATCCTGCATGTCATTCGCGTGCCGATTCTGGTGCGTATCGGCATTCAGGCCCAGTACGACAATCAGGGCAAGGTCATCCCGCCAGAGTTCAAGGTTGGCACCGGATCACTTACCGATCTGCCGAAAGATGGCAACCTCAAGTATGTGGAACACACGGGCAAGGCTGTAGAGGCCGGGCGCACCGCGCTACAGGACTTGCTGGATGAGATGCGGATGGCAGGTGCCAAACTGCTGACCCCGGACAAGTCTGCGACCAAGACCGCGACACAGGCCGAGGAAGAGGCTGCTCAGGAGCTTTCGCCGCTGGCCCGCATGGCTCACCAGTTCGGTGATTGCCTGGGGCAGCTGCTCCAGTTCATGGCTGATTACCGTGGTCAGGGTGATGGCGGCACCGTCGAGATGCGCGGCAACTTCGACGTTGACTACATGCCTGAGGTGTCGCTTCCAACTCTGGTATCCATGGCCAACGCCGGCATGCTTTCGAAAGAGACGCTGTTCGCTGAGATGCAGCGCCGTGGCGTGATCAGCGACGAATACGACTGGGAGAAAGAGCTGGCCAAGATTGAATCCCAAGGCCCAGCCCTCGGGGCGATCTGATGAAGACAGCAAACGAGCAGCTGATTGACGAGCTGATTGGGCATGAGGTCGATCTGTCCAGGTTGAGCAATGCCCAAGTCGTCGCGATCATCAAGATCCTGAACGGTAACGACGCTGAGCTGCGTGCGGCGTTGGTGTCTGCCATCGAGGCGCTGGGTACAGACCTGAGCGCTTCGGCCGTGGATGCCGCGCTGTTCCGGGTCAACCAGCTGAACAGCGACACCTTCGCCCAGGTTCGCCAGGCTATGACTGCGCTGACTGATGGCGTGGCCACCTACGAGATCGCGTTCCAGCTGAACCTGTTCGAATCGATCGTGCCAGCCCTGGTGCAGGCCGGGTTCCCAATCCAGGTCGCACAGTTCAGCCAGGTGAGGGCGCAGGCCGCAGCCAGGCCATTCCAGGGGCGATTGCTTTCCGAATGGATGGACGGCATCGAGGCGGACCGAAAGGCGCTCATACGCAACGCTGTGCGCGCTGGCGTGGTAAACGGACAGACCACAGCTGAGATCGTGCGAACGATAATGGGCACCAGGGCCGAGAAGTACGCGGACGGCCTCTTGCAGCGGCCACGCCGCGAAGTGGAGTCCGTAGTAAGGTCCGCTGTATCGCACACCGCAGAGACTGCCAGCGACAAGGCGTTCGAGGCCAATAGCGACATCATCAGCCATGTTGAGTGGCTGAGTACGCTGGACAGCCGGACATCGACAACCTGCCGAATCCGTGACCGCCTGCCGTACACGCTGGGCACCTACCAGCCAATTGGGCACAAGATCCCATGGCTGGCTGGCCCGGGGCGCATTCACTTCTGCTGCCGGTCCACCAAGATCCCGATACTCAAGAGCGCCCAGGCGCTGGGGATCAGTGACGCGGCTACGCGGGCAAGCATGGATGGCCAAGTTCCACAGCAGACCACCTACGCGCAATGGCTTGCTCGCCAGCCCGCAGCCCGCCAGGACGAGATCCTCGGGCCTGAGCGCGGGAAGCTGCTGCGCCAGGACAAGCTGAAGCTGGAAGACTTCTACAACGAGCGCGGGAAATTCCTGACGCTCGACCAGCTGCACGAACGACTCAAGTAATTCCGCGCCACGAAATACGAGCATCGCGTTTTGTGGCGCGCAATGCAGGCCTCGCCCAGTGCGGGGCTTTTTTCTGCCTGCGGTTCGGATGGACGGGGCGCAATAGGGCCGGATGGCTCATCAGCAGGCCGGATGGCCCAGAGAGACGAGATGAAACTCAAAACCGTTGAAGTGGATGGCAAGCAGTACGCAGTGATCGAAGACGGCAAACCCGTCTACGTCGAGGACGATGGCAAGGAGGTCGCCTTCGATGCTGCGGGCACCCGCAACACCATCACTCGGCTGAACGCCGAAGCCAAGTCGCACCGAGAGCGCGCTGATGGCCTGGAGAAGACGGCCAAGGCATTTGAAGGCATCGAAGATGCTGCCGCCGCCAAGAAGGCGCTGGAAATCGTCGCCAACCTCGACGCCAAGAAGCTGGTGGATGCCGGCGAGATCGAGAAGGTGAAGGGTGAAATCAGCAAGGCCTTCCAGACCCAGCTGGACGAAGCCAACACCAAGGCTCAGACCTTCGAGCAGCAACTGTACGCCGAGAAGATCGGTGGCAGCTTCGCCCGTTCGCAGTTCATTGCCGAGAAAATGGCTGTCCCGGCAGACATGGTGCAGGCCACCTTCGGCAGTAACTTCAAGATCGAGGAAGGCAAGGTCGTCGCTTATGACGCTCAAGGCCAGAAGGTCTTCAGTCGCTCCCGCCCAGGTGAGCTGGCCGACTTCAACGAAGCGCTCGAAACCCTCGTCTCGCAGTACCCGCACCGCGATCACATCCTCAAGGGCACCGGTGCTCAAGGCACAGGCGCCCACACGACCAATGGTCAAAAGCCCCAAACCAAGGGAAGCCTCGGCGGTGACAAGGCAGCGCGCCTGGAAGCCATCAAGGCCATGACCGCAGACGCTTAAGGAGCCAACATGGCACTTTCGAACATGAAGGTATTCAACGAATACCTCAAGCAAACCACCTTCGAGACCCTGCAGCAGGACGTTGAGAAGTTCAACGCCGCGTCTGCCGGCTCGATCCGTCTTACCACCCAAGGTATCGACGGTGACTTCCTGCAGGAATCGTTCTGGGCTGGCCTGCATAGCGCTCAGCGCCGTGTTGACCGCTATGCCGCGAACGGCGCCCAGTCCTCGACCCCGCTGGCTCAGAAGCAGTATGACGCGGTGAAGATCGCCGGTGGCTTCGGCCCGATCATCTGGGAGCCCGCACAGCTTTCCTGGGTGCAGAAGAACCCGGAGGAGGCGCTGGAGGTCATCAGCCGCAACCTGTCCGAGTCGATCATGTCGGACCAGCTGAACACCGCCATCGCAGCCCTGGTCGCGGCCATCGGTAACCAGTCGGCAGCGGTGAACGACGTATCTGCCACCGCCGGCATCACCTACGTTGGCATCAACAACGCCCACGCTCTGTTCGGTGACGCATCCCAGCGCCTGGTGGCTCAGGTCATGACCGGTGCCATGTATCACAAGCTGATGGGGCAGAACCTGGCCAACGCTGAGCGCCTGTTCACCTTCTCGGGCGTCCAGGTGGTCGACATTCTCGGCAAGGCGGTCATCGTCACTGACGCTGCCGCGCTGTACGAGGCTGGTACCCCGAACAAGGAGAAGGTGCTGAGCCTGGCCGATGGCGCAGCGGTGGTGATGGACGGCTCCGACCTGATCACCAACATCGAAACCTCCAACGGCAAGGAGCGGATCGAGACCACCATGCAGGCCGACTACACCTTCGGGCTGGGCCTCAAGGGGTTCACATGGGATACCGCCAACGGCGGCAAGTCGCCGACCAACGCCGAGCTGTCCACCGGCACCAACTGGGATCTGGTGGCAAACAGCATCAAGGCCTCGGCTGGCGTCATGACCATCGGTGACGCCGCGCAGTAATCGGCATAGCGCCCTTCGGGGCGCATTCCTCAGGAGAACGCCATGAGCGAGAAAGTGATTTACGAGCAACACCCGGTCAGCGCCGAGCGCAAAGCCGAGCTGCGTCAGAAGGGCTACAAGATCATTGACGCCAAGTTCGCGCCGGCTGACTACGAGCACCCGGAGCCGATCAAGGCTGCGAAGGGCGGCAAGGGCGCAAATTCGGCAGCTGCCAAAAAGGCCGCCGAAGAAGCCGAGGCCAAAGCCAAAGAGGCTGAAGCCAAGGAAAAGCTGCAAGTCGCGCTGAAAGGTAAGGGCGTCGAGTTTCCCGCTGAAGCCAGCCTGGAAGACCTGCAGAAGCTGCTGGACGAGGCCAAGTAATGACCACCTACATCACCGTCGAGCAGGTAGACGCCCTGCTTTGGCCTACCTGGGCGCCCGCCGACCAGAAGGCCCGCGCGGTGCTGATGGCCAACACCTGGCTTACCAATCTCGGCCTGCCTGAGTTCGATCCGGTACCAGATGACGTCATTCAGGCCGGCGCAGAGATTGCCCGCGAGGCTGCGGCGGGCAACATCTACGGCAGCAAGGAAACCGGCGTGCTGAGCAAGTCGGTGGATGCTGACGGGGTGTCCAGCAGCAAGACCTACGCCGAGTCGTTCCGCACCATCAGTGCTGGTGAGTCGTTCGCCCTGGCGCTGCTGGCGCCCTACCTGAACAACAGCGGCCAGACCAAGATCGTGAGGGGCTGATATGGGACTTCGCGACGAGCTGCAGGCCGACCTAGCCGAGGCGTTCAATACGGACCTGGCCGACGCTGTTCTGGCCTTCACCGGCGAGTACATGGGGCCAGGCGTGTGGGATCCGGTTAACGAAACCACGACAGCCCAGCCGGTCACCTACTCAGGCCGTGGCGTGCTTTCGCGTTACGAAGACAGCCGAATCGACAACATCAACATCCTCGTCGGTGATCTGCGCCTTACCGCGCTGGCCAACGAGGTCGCGGATACCCCGGATGTCGGTCACAAAATCACGGCGCCCGACCTGATGGACCGTACCAAGCAGGTGGTCTACCTGGTCAAATCGGTGCGAGCCGATCCGGCCTCGGCCACCTATCGTGTGCAACTGAGGAAGTGACCCATGGCCAAGCAGGGATGGAGCACACCGCCAAGCCTGTTCGCTGGCGTGGTAGAAGAGGCGCTGACTCAGCGCGTCAGGGTGATCGCCCTGGCCATGCTCAACGAGATCGTGCTCCGGTCGCCGGTCGATACCGGGCGATTCCGAGGCAATAACATCGTGAGCGTTGGCGCCCCGGTCTACACGACCACCGAGAACCTGGACAAGAGCGGCGGCGAGACGATCCAGCGCGGCCTGTCTGCCATGAGCGGGCTTGAGCCGTACACGCAGGTGTTCATCCAGAACTCGCTTCCCTATGCGCTGCCGCTCGAACAGGGGCACTCAAAGCAGGCTCCTGCCGGCATTTATGAAGTCTCCTTCCACAGCGTTTCCCAGGCCTACAGCAGATGACCTTCGAACAGATCCGCGCCGTGATCATCGGCCGTATGCAGCAGTGGGCGGGCATTCCCGCAGACGCTGTCGACTACCCGAACAACCCGCAGGGGCCATTCAGTCCAGCAGGCAAGCCAATCTGGGCCAGGCTTGCGGATGTTCCTGGCCTATCCAGCACGCCAGAGGTAGGCAACGGCCCAAGCGTTCGGCGCACGGGCATTGTCATCGTTCAGCTGTTCGTGCCAAGCAACAAAGGCACCCTGGCTATTGCCAAGGCCGCCGACACGCTGGTGCAGCACTTTGAGTACTACAGCGCGCCAGAAGGGCCGCTGGACTTCTTCGCTGCATCGCCAAGCGTGGTTGGTGACGAAGGTAACGGCTGGTACCAGGTCAACATCTCGCTCCCATACAGGGCCTACTGATGAGCCAGACCATGAAGGTCCGCTTCAATGGCGAAGTGGTAGACCGCGCTGTTGCGCACACCACCAGGGCCATTCAGGAAGACGGATCGATCGTTGAGTACACCGAGCCGCTGCTCGAGCACAACGAGGTCGTATTCAGGCCTGACGACGACCCGTTGCCGATCATCGTGGTCCGCACTATTCCCGCCTGACCACAAGCAAACCCTGCACCGCCACATGGCGGTTTTTTTACGCCTATCGATAGGAGAAACACCCCATGAGTAGCGGTGCAAAACGCTCAACCGCGTGGATTCGCGAAGTGACGCCGGGGACTACCCCGCCGGGCCCATGGAACGTGCTGACCCGCGTCAGCTTCGGCCTGGTGCCCACCTACAACACCGAAGAGAACAACGAGATCGGCGAAACCCGGATGTCGCAGGGCACTGCCCAGACGACTGTGGACGTAGGCGGCGATATCGAAACCAAGTTCCGCTACGGCGCCTTGGACGAGTTCCTGGCCTCCTGCTTCGGCGCGAACTGGGTCGGCAATACCCTGACCATGGGCAACGAGCGCATCTCGTTCTCCATCGCCGCCTATGACGCGGACGTCGGTATCGCTGGCATCGCCCGCGGCGCCCAGGTTGATACGATCAACATCGAGGTCCCGAACGACAACGAGATCAGCGTCACCACCACGTTCATGGCCACCTCGTGGCAGGACAAGGCCGACAACACTTCCTTCATCGTCAGCCCTGCGCCCGAGGTTAGCCAGCGGCGCTATGGCTTCAAGGATGTGACCGGGCTGAAGATCAACGGCGTGCAACTGGGTGACGACAACGCGTGCGTTGACACCTTCAACCTGCAGTTCGCCAACAACTCGCAGACCCAGCGCTGCATCGGCAACGGCAACCCGTTCGCCGGCAACATCATTCAGACCACCTTCGTGCCTGGCGGCTCGATCACCCTGAGCTGGTCCAAGACCGCTTACGAGTACTGGAAGGCGCAGCAGACCGGCGACTCGCTCAGCTTCGAGTTCACCCTGAGCAACGCAGATGGTGGATACACCTTCCTCATCCCCGAGATGGAAGTCAGCGGCGACTGGCCGGACGGCGGCGCCACCGACATCGTCCAGGTGGAACTGAACTACACCGCCCGCCGCGTGCCGCCGACCATCACCCGCTTGCCTGCGCCCATTGTCGTTGCTGCGGTGGAAGTAACCCCGGCCACCCTGAGCTTGGCGGTGGACGAAACCGCAGACCTCGAAGCCGCGGTCACCCCGGTAGGCGCGAGCCAGCTGGTTACCTGGACCTCTTCGGCCCCGGCGATCGCCAGCGTGAGCGCCACCGGCCTGGTAACCGGCCTGGCTGCCGGTACCGCCACCATCACCGCGACCAGCGCCGCAGACGGCACCAAGACCGACACCTGCGCTGTCACCGTAACCGCTTAACCCTTTGCCCGGCGCGCCCTGCGGTGTGCGTCGGGCCTTTTACCGCAGAGGAATACCATGGGCATCACCATCAAGAAGCCTGAGCTGGATATCGAGGGTCAGCGCTGGGTCGACTTTGCGCCAGGCGCGAAGCTGCTTGTGGCGTCCTTCGGCAACCCGATGTTCAAGTCGCACAAGGCAATTATCCAGCGCCATCTGGATTCAATCGACCTCCAGACGAAAGCGGGCACCAAGGACTTCAGTTTGGATGCGGTCGCCGAGGTAGAGATCGAATCGGGCGACGACCTGTACTTCGAATTGGCGGCGCGCCACCTGATCAAGGACTGGGAAGGCGTGGATGTAGCTGACAACCCTGGAGTGCCGGCTAAATACACGCCGAAGCTTGGCGTTGAGCTTCTCAAGATGATGCCTGATGTGTACTGGACTGTTGTCCGCGCGGCCTTGGACATCATGACCAGAGCCAAGGAAAGGGCAGCAAAAACTGCGGAAAAGCAGTAGCGGCATATCGCTGGGGTAGGGACTGGGCTGGGCCGGAGAACGAGAAAAAGCGCTGGAAGCATGAGCGCCTCGGGCTTACGGCCCCGGAGCAGCCGGAGATCGATGGTGTGGTTGCCGAGATCCTGGAAGCTTACGTGCATATTGGCCGGTCCCGGCAGTATGTGGGCATGGTGGGCGCGCCGGCTCCTATCGAGCCGTCAGCGATCTGTGAGTATCTCGATCGCTACCCCTCGATGATATGCCGCGAAGAGTTCGACGCCGCAGTGTTCGCACTGGACGAAGAGTTCAGGAAGCGTTGGTATGAGCAGCAAGAGAAGCAGGGTGAAAAAACGGTAGCGAATGCGGCGCGCAGATAGAGTGGTTCTGTCGAGTAGCAATGATGGCACCCGAAGCTGGGTGGATGGTAAATTCCGCCATCGACTCAGGAGGAGTTCATGGAAATTGTAATCGTCTGGCTTGCTGTCGCCGCGGTAACCGCGTACTTCGCCAAGCAGAAAGGGCGCAGCGCCGGGGGCTGGTTTGCGCTGGGGTTTCTCTTTTCAATTTTTGCCCTAATCGCTATCTGGCTGGTGAATCCCATTGGCGTCGATGATGCGAAAAGCATCGAAATCGCAAAAAAATACGGATCGTCGGCGAACTACCGTAAGTGCCCATGCTGCGCGGAGGTAGTCCAGCGTGAAGCCATCAAATGCAAGCACTGCTCTTCAGGCCTAGAGCCGGTCACAGACTGAGCAGATATTCAACCGAAGCCCGCCAAGTGCGGGCTTTTTTGTGCCCGGAGTTTGTATGAACCAAGAGTCTCGTCTGGCGGTTACGATCGACTCCAGAGGCGCTCAGCGCGACGCAAGAGCCATGGCCAAGGACCTGAACGCCTTGGAGTCGGCGGGCAACAGGATTGACCCAGCAATGGGCAAGGCGGAGACAGGCATCCGTGACCTGGGCAACCAGGCCTCATCCAGCGCATCGAAAGTCAGGACCCTGGAAGGACAAACTGACAAGCTGGCGTCTGCCGTTACCGGACTTGCAGGCCCAATTGCTGCAGCATTCAGCGTCGCAAAAATTGCTGCAGCTGCAGAACAGTACGTAAACCTCACAAACCGGCTTAGGCTTGTAACGGAAAGCACCGAGCAGTTGGCCTTCGCTCAGGAGTCGGTTTACCAGGTCGCCCAGAACTCTCGGCAATCGCTTGAGGTCACGGCTCAGGTGTACCAGCGCATAGCGCAGAATGCCAGTCAGCTGGGTCTCGACTTTGCTGAGGTTGCTAGTGTCACCGAGACGGTGGCAAAGACCGTGGCTCTCAGTGGCGCCAGCGCCCAGGCAGCTGACGCCTCAATGGTCCAGTTTGGGCAGGCGCTAGCGTCAGGCACCCTGCGTGGTGACGAGCTTAACTCGATCATGGAGCAGACACCGGCTCTGGCCCAGGCCATCGCTCGAGGTCTGGGCGTGACGATAGGTCAACTCCGAGCCATGGGGGCAGAGGGAAAACTTACCTCTGAGGCGGTGGTGCGCGCCTTGCAAAATCAGAAGGACAAGGTCGACGAGCTCAGCTCGGCTATGACGCTTACTGTCAGCCAGGCCGTGACCTCTTTCAATAACGCCCTAGTGTCAACAGTTGGCAGGCTGGACGAAGCCACCGGTGCAAGCAGCCGGCTCGCAAACGGGATCGCAGCGCTCGCGCGGGCAATGGATGGATTCAACTCTGGGGAATTCCTTGATTTCTTCCGCCAGGATAAGCAGACCGTTGCCGGATTGAACAACGAGCTCAGCGTTACCCTGTCCGGTATCCGGGATCTCCAGAATGCGAGGTCAAGGCTGGCAAAAGACGACCCAAGTGACACGGTGTTTTTCAAGTTCAAGTTCTACGACAAGGGCGAGCTAGACGCCGAAATCAGAGAGCTTGAGGGCAAAGCGGCCGGCATCAGAACGATCGTCAGCAGCATGGAAGGATCTGCAGCGAAAATCGGTGCGCAAACGCCTAAGGGTGACGCCCCGGCAGAAGGATCTGCAACAGCCATCAACGCCGAATACGAGAAGATGTTGGCTAGTCTGAAAAAGCAGGCTGCTCTTCAGGGGGAAAACACCGAGGCCGCGAAGGTCAGGTATGCGATCGAAAGTGGCGAGCTTGGCAAATTGCTGCCAGAGCAGGAGAAATTGCTGCTGCAGTACGCCGAGGAAAAGGACCGAAAGGCGGCGGCAGAAAAGGCGGCAAAGGGCCTAGGGTCGGCAAACGCAAGGGCAAATACAGAATCCGCCAGAAGTCTGTCAGAGGCTCTCGGAGTTTTCACGAAGCTCTATGGTCAGTATGACCCAGCCTCTCAGGCCGTACGCTCTCTTACGCATGAACAGCAACAGCTTCAGCTGGCGCTGGATCGTGGAGCCATCAGCCAGATCGAGTACAGCAATGCACTGGCTCAGGCCTCGCAGAACTATGCAGCCATAGTTCATGGGCAGGACCAGCACCTCGTCAGGTTGAAGCAGATCAACGAGGAGTACGTCAAAGGGCAAAGCCTGGCCGAGCTCTACGCGCAGAAAGCGGCAGCAACCGGAATTCAGGGGCCGGCGGGCAACATCGCCAGGTCGGGTATCGATTCGGCAATCAAGGGGCAGATTTTCAATGGGAAGCCAAATGCCTCGGTGATTTCGGCCGAGGTCGGCGGGCCAAGCTCCGAGCTGACCCGAATGGCTGAAGAGAATGCCCAGCTTCAGGCTTGGTACGACCAGCGAATTGCTATGTATCAGCAGTATCGCCAGCTTGAGGTTGAAAACGCAGCCCAGTACGACGAAGCCATTCGCCAGCTTGAACAGCAGCGGGCCGAAGATACAGTGAGAAACGATCAGGCCATGAGCATGGCTCGAATCTCAATGGCGCAAGAGATGTTTGGCGATCTGACCAGCCTTGTCGGTACGTTTGCCGGTGAGCAGTCATCTGCATACAAGGCGATGTTTGCTGTTTCAAAGGCTGTCGCAATCGCCCAGGCATTGATCAATGCGCCGAAGACGGCCAGCGATGCTTATGCGGCAATGGCTGGCATTCCAATCGTCGGCCCGGCGCTCGGTATCGCTGCAGCGGGCGCTGCGCTCACAGCGCAGATGGCTCAGGTCGCGTCGATCCGCTCGATCAGCCTCCCTGGCTTCGCCACCGGCGGCTACGTGTCCGGAGCCGGTACCGGCACCTCCGACAGCATCATGGCCCGCCTGAGCGATGGCGAGTTCGTGGTGAATGCCGCTGCCACCAAGCGCAACCGGGCGCTGCTGGAGGCGATCAACTCGAATGAGCGGGTATCGGTGGCTGGCGGCTCCAGCGCAACTTCATCAGCGCAGGCCAGCAGCAGCCAGGTCGCAGTAGCTGCGGCGCCCCAGCCAAAAGTCACGGTGAACCTGATTGAGGACCGGTCGCGCGCCGGCACAGTCGACCAGCGTACTGGCGACAACGGTCAGCTTGAGATCGACGCTTTCGTCGCTGACATCTGGGGCGGAGGTGAGCGGGCTCAGGCTATCGAAGCGGCATATGGCCTGTCGCGTAACCCAACGTAAGGAAATCCCATGACCACCGAAACGGAAGAGGCCGATACCGGGCCGGGCTCAACTGTGCCCGAGCCTGTCGCGCCGCCTGACGAGAAAGAGCTCCTGCTGCAAAGGCGGCTCGCCCGTATCGAGGAAGCGCTGGGCCTCAGCCCTCTTACCTAAAACGAACCTCAGCTGAGGAATGGCAATGATTCAATACCCGGCAGAATTGCCACTTCCTCTGCAGGAGGGGTATGGCCTGAGCACGGTTGATCCGATGCGGGCCACGCAGATGGTCACGGGGCGGACACGGTACCGAATCCGGCACCGCTACGTTCCCACGGAAGTGCGGTTCAACTTCAATTTCAGCCAGGCCGAGGCGGGGTTATTTGAGGCCTGGTACGCGCGCACCCTCAACAATGGGATGGAGTGGTTCGAGATCCAGTTGCAGACACCGGCTGGTTTCACGACCTACCAGGCCCACTTCAAAAGCATCCCTGCAGGGCCGGACCTGACGCAGATAAACCGCTGGCGCTACTCGGCAGTGGTCCAGCTGAAGGAGCGACCACTGATTCCAGATGGCTGGGAGCAGTTCCCGCAGTACTGGCTGGGCAAAGAAATCATCGACTTGGCGATCAATAGGGAGTGGCCTGAAGCATGAGCCTGATCGAGGAGTGCTACGCCTCGGGCAGAGGCGAACTGGTGGACACCGTGGAGGGCAGGGAGCTTGGGAGCGAAGTCTCCCATCTCTACTGTGCTGGTTACGAAGATCGGACCTGCACGACGGAAGACGGGCGGACGCTGACCTTCACGGCGATGGCCATGGACTATGCCCTGCCGAAGAACGACAACAGCGGATTCCAGAATATCGTCATGGGCCTGGATAACGTCACCGGCGAGGTTCAGGAGGTAATCGAGGCCAGCAAGGAAGGCGGTAAGCGATTCATCATCACTGTGCGCAGGTACTTGGCTGAAGACCTTTCGTTCCCCCACGAGCGATACCGAATGACACTGCTCAGTCGGGAGTACGACACCGACACCGATATCGCTCAGCTCACCGCCGGCTTTTTCGACCTGCTCAACACCAACGGTCTGCGCACCGTGCTGACCACTACCTTGGCTCCCGGCCTGAAGTACATCTGACCATGATCGAAAAATTCATGCGCGCCCCGTATCGCGAGGGTGCACGGGGGCCTTTTGCCTTCGATTGCTGGGGGATGTGCATCGCGGTGCGCCATGAGCTGTTCGGCCTGCCGCTGCTGCCAAGCCTCGGTGCCGTGGGCAAGAACAAGCTCAGGGCCAACACCGAGGCCTATCACGACCTGCGGCAGGGCATGGAGGAGTGCGCACCAGAACCCGGGGCGATTGCCGCCGTGTTCCGGGGCTCCCTGTGTCTGCACGTAGGCGTGGTGGTGGAAAGCGAGGGCAGGTTGAAGGTGCTGGACACAAACCCCGGCGGCGCATGCCTCCGGACGACTGGCGAGTTCGAGGCCGCTCACCCAAGGGTGGTGTATTACCGATGATCGAATTTTACCCGAACAAGCTGAGCAATACGGCGCCTCTCGGCACCTGGAAGACCGACCGCCGAATGTCGATCGAGGAGTGGCTGAAGTCACTGGCCCCATCCTACGAGCGCCGGGAAAGCCCGCCAATCAGCATTGTGCTGAACGACGAGGTGATCGAGCAGCACCTGTGGCACAAGGTCAAGTTCAAGCCCGCTGACCTGCTGCAGATCTACCGCGAGCCGAAGGGCACTGACCCGTTCTCCATCACCTTCGCCCTGTTCAAGGGCGCCAAGGCGGTGCTGAAGTCGATCATGCCCAAAATGCCCGGCATGCCATCCAGCGCCGGCACCCAGCAGGGCGACCCACTGACCGAGGCCAGCGCCAAGGGCAACAAGGTCAAGCTGGGCGACCCGGTGCGGCAGATCGCCGGCCACCAGCGGGTTTACCCGTCGTATCTGACCCAACCACGCCGATACCACCTGGCTCCCCGTGACCAGCGCGTCGAAATGCTGCTCTACATCGGTGAGGGCGAATACGAAGTCCCATCGACCAAGGTGAAGGTTGGCGAAACCCCACTGATATCCCTCGGCGCAGACGCTTCGTTCACGATCTACCCACCAGGCGCCGACATTTCTGCCGACCCTGCCCACATCAACTGGTTCAACGTGCCGGAAGTGGGGGCCAGCTCGAGTGGTTCGGCTGGCCTGGAGCTGACGATGGCAACCGAACTCACCCGTTCGGCCACGGCCTCTGCCTACCAGTTCGTTGGCGACACCATCAGCGTTCCGGCTGGCTCAGGCCAGTTCCCGGCCGATTGGTCGAACGGCATCATTATTCGGGTGCTGTCTCCCTACACCTACACGGTGATCGACGGCGGCGCAGGGCGCGACATTATCCGTGGCCCGCTGGAAATGCTGAATCCAACGGTTGGCATGCTCATCGAGGTTGCTGGCGCGAACGCCGGCCTGTACGTGGTGAACAGCTACACACCATACAGCCCTGCAGTGCCGGCCAACCCGGGTACCGCGTCCACGCTGACCGGATCGGCCGCGCCAACGCGGTATGACTTCAACGTCACGCCCCTGACGTTCAGTCTGGTTCGTGGCGGATCCACTTACCCGATCACGCTCAACACGGCAACGACAGACCTCGCCGGGCTGGTCTCGGCGCTGAATACCCAGCTCAGTGGCAAGCCGTTCCAGGCGCAGCAAAGCAGCGGGCGCGTGCGCTTCGTTGAGGTGACGCCGTTTGCCGGCCAGGCCATCACGGCCACCGGTGCATCGACCATCCTCGGATCATCCCCCGTCGGAGCGACAGGGGCGGCAACGACCAGCGCAATACCCGAGCAGCCGGCTGAAATGACGCTGGACTACGACGGCGGCGCGCCCGTGGTTGGGCTTGCACTTGGCCAAGGCCTGGCCACTATCGGCCCGCGCGGCCTGCGCTACCGGATCACCGCGTTCAGCACCAGCCTCATCGAGGTGGACCGACTTACCTCGTCTGGGTCGACCGATACTAGCTGGCCTGGCTTCAACAACATGCAGACGGTTAACGGCCTGATCACGCTGGACGCCTCGAACCTGCAGGGCGGTTACCGCGGCCCGTTCGCCTGCTGCCCTGAAAACGAGAAGGTCACCGAGCTGGAGTGGACTGTCACCTACGCCAATGGCCTGGCGGGTATCGGTCGGGAAGGGCAGATTTACGAGATCCCGACCTACTATGTGTTCGAGTACCGCGATATGGACGTTGCAGGGGCCTGGACGGTCATAGAGCTTGAGAAAATTGGCGGCTCGCTAGACGCCCAAGGGTTCACCGAGCGGATTTCCCTTCCCTACGCCATGCGTGCAGAGGCTCGCGTGCGAAAGCTGTACAAAGATCGCCCTGGCAGAATCGACGATGAAGCCCGGGATGACGCAACTTGGACAGACCTACGTGGGCGCATGCTGAACTCTCCCATAAGCTATCCCGGCCTAACTGTTATGAGCTGCAACATCAGGGGGGGAGACAGGTTATCAGCCCAGTCTGAAAGCCAAGTCAATCTGGAGGCCACCTGCATTATCCCTCTGATGGACGCAAGCAAGGGGCCGACGCGGGATATCGCGCCATGGTGCATCCACCAGCTGAAGCAGCGAGGATATACCAATGACGATCTCGATCTGCCGGAGTGGCATGCATTTCATAATTTGTGCGTGGCCAGGGGAGACACCTACGACGAGACGCTGGATTCGACGATAACCGTCAAGGACATGGTGAACAACGCTCTGGCCTGTGGCTTCGCGGAACTAGTGACCTTCCGGGGCCTGCTGCGCCCGGTTCGTGACAGCGCCCGCGCCGCGTTCGATGTGACTTACGGCCCGAAAACTCAGACCTACTCACCACAAAACATGACCAAGATGCTCAAGATCAGCGGCTCCATGCCGTCGATCAACGACTTCGACGGCGTGGATGTGGAGTTCTTCTCCCGCGAGACCTGGGCCTGGGAGACGGTCGAATGCCGCTGGCCGGGCGATCTGGGCACCAAGGTCGAGAAGATCAAAATGCCTGGATTCAGCGAGAAGGCCAGGGCTTGGCGGTTCGGCATGCGCCGGCGTGGCCACCAGAAGTTCAGGACCGACACCTATACCTGGGAAACCGAGATGGACGGCAGCAACAGCGGCTACCTCAGCTTTGCGGCCGTTGCAGACGATGCGCCCAAGCGCTGCCAGAGCGCGATCCTGCTGGACTTCACGGTAACCGGCTCGGGAACTCTTCTGCGCAGCTCGGAGCCACTGGACTGGTCCTTTACCGAGTCCAACCTGATAGGCATACGGCGCCTGGACGGAACGTTGTCTGGCCCTTGGTATGCGTATCGCGTCGACGACTACACCGCCTCAGTCGAAGCGCTGGATTTCACGCCGGTGGTGGATGGTCCGCTTGAACCGCCGCACATCCTGTTCGGGCCGGCATCTCGCTGGGCTTACCCGGTGCTGATCACCAGCTCTGATCCCGGGCAAAACGGAAACGTGGCCATGAAGGCCATGCCCTACGACGCTCGCGTTTACACCTACGACGACCAATTCCCGCCGGCTTGACCGGACCCTGTCGAGCAAGCCCGCCCAGTGCGGGCCTTTTTTTGCCCGGAGATCCCATGCGCTACAACACAAACAACCCGGCACCTAGCAATGACCCGCGGGACCTGAACGATAACACGCTCATACTCGACGAGCTCATGAACAGCCTGGAGGAAACTGCCAAAGATCGTTTCGAACGAGATCGATACACGATTCAGGCATTCCACAACATTGTTATCGACGCTAAAGCCCAGATAGACCCAACTGTCGAGGCCGCCAAGGAGGCCGTTAACTCGACGGCTGATGCAGCCATTGAGGAGATGCAGGAAACAGCGGCCAACCTTGGCGATGACCTGAACAACAAGCGATACCCGACGTATGCGGCGATGCTTGCCGACCCGCAAACCCGTGACGGTGTGGTGGGTATTGTTGATGGCGACTCCGATCCAAACCTGGACGGCTGGTACTCCTGGAGTTTCGTGGCAAGCTCATGGGTTCGATTCACTGAACAGCCGGTGCAGGCCTCGCAATTCGCACCGATTTCATTGGCATACGAAACCGTCTCACATTTCGAGGAATTCATCGATGAGTCCGATGATACTCCTGGGTATGTGGAGGTTGACAGTGACTTCAGGGTTCTTGAAAAGGTGGATGAAACAGGGCGACGGACGTTTTATCAGGAAGTAGTGCACGAAGGTCAGCTCTATGCGGATAGCCAAACACTCGGCGGACAGCCGATTGTTTATTTGCCTTCCGAAGAGTTCGAGCTGTCAGGCTACCACGAGGTCACGGTCGATGAAGATGGCCGGATCATCAGCTACCAGCAGCAGCCCGACCTCTCCGCTTACGCCACCAAGGCCTATGTAGCTGCGGAGGTCAAGGCCAATCCCGGTGAGCGCGCTCAGTTGAAGTTCGCCATCCTCGGCGACAGCCGAACGGCTAACGCTTTTGCGTTGGCAGGTAAGGCTACACAGCCACGGTCATACCCATTTTGGGCTGAGTTCTTCTCCCGAGGTGCGGCGCGATTCGTCGGCGACTGGAACTACGGGGTCGCGGGCCAAACCACTACTCAGATCTTACCCCGGGCAGCGACCGCCGCCGCAACTGCGGCTGATGCGGTCGTAATCCTCTGCGGCACAAACGATGCCTATGGCGAAGCTACCGTACAGAACATCCAGGCGATGGTGGACACGATTGTCGCCACCGGAAAGTACGCAATAGTGGTATCTGAGCTGCCACGCGGCCTGGCGGGCGCCCCGCCGTGGTCGACAGAGCGAATTCTTCAGCACTGGAAGGTGCACCAGGCAATTATGGCCATGTCCTCCCAGGACGGAGTTCGCGTCGTGAATGCCATGCAATACCTTCTCGATCCTTCGAGTTCGATTGGCGATTTCTTGCCCGGGTACAGCTACGACCACCTGCACCTGAATTGCGTTGCCGCCATGCATGTGGGCAAGGCGATCTACGAGGCTGTGGCTGATCTCTGCCTGACGCCGGCGCCAATAATGCTGACGAATGTCGATGTCTACAGCGCGGTGGACAACCCTACGGGAAACCTGCTGGCAAATGGTCTGATGCAGGGCACGGGCGGTACTGTCGAAGGTGCTGCGACGGGATCAGTCGCCAGCTTCTGGCGAGCCAGTTCAACTAGCGACCTCTCGGCCGTGGCCAGTAAGGTTGCTCGTGAAGATGGTATCGAGTGGCAGCAACTTTCGTTCTCCGGAACCGCGTCGAATACCAACGAGCTCGCCCAGCTTGATATCGAGGTAGATGCAGTGAGTATCGCAGCCGGCGATGTGGTTGAGTTCATTGCGGAAGTCGAGGTGGACGCCGGATCCCAGGAAATGTACGGCCCCGACATGCAGTTGCTGGCTGGTGGTTCGACCATTGTGTCGGTCGGATACAACCGTGCTGAAAGCGCCACTAGCCCAATGCCCAGCGAAGCCTATTCGGGTGTTTACCGAAGCCAGCCATACCAGTTCGCGAATGCTCCAGCCAGCCTGCAGCTCAGCGTGAGATGCCAAGGGAGGCAGGGGGTGCCAACTAGCGGCACATTCAGGATTTCGCGCGTCTCTGTTCGTAAAGTCAATTCATAGGTAATCAAATGCCACTGATCAAACAGCTCGTAGGCCTCCGCACCAACGACGAAAGCCTGCCCATTCTCCAGCGCGACGCGATCATCGACTCTCGAACTGTCGGTCTATTTGACGCGGCCAGTCGTTTCGCTTTCCCGCGAACCCCAGGGCTTGTCGAATCTGGCGCAGCGGTGAAAGACCTTGTCCGGGGCGCGCAGGACGCAACACTTCTCGATCCTATTACCTACGATGGCAAGGGTTTCGACTTCAATATCGCGAAACAGCGAATTTCACTGGCCGGCTGGAAGGTACCAAGCGTAAGCCACTTCGCCATAGGTGTATGGTTCAAGCCTGATATGTCGGGATATGGGGCAAACGCCGGCTTGATGAGTTATCGGCACGTCGCCGCAGGCGGCTCCTCGAACTACCAGTGGAATATCAACTATCTGATGACCTCAGGGTCGTTGGCGACCATCGTGGCCATTCTGAATGGTCGTTCGGTGAGCTTCTCGTTGCCGACCAGTGCGCTGCATCAGGTGGTGTTCGAGTATGAGGTGGTAGGTACAAACCACGTGGTTCGCGCGTACCTGAATGGTGAGCTAAAGGCGACCAGTCCGGAAACTGCTCAAGCCTATGTGCTTCCTGACGCGTCGGACATCCCAATACTAGGGTACGGCTCTGCGTCATTCGTAGCCACGGTCGGCGGGCCTGTCTATCGCGCCTGGCTTCAGCGGTTGAACGAGCCAGGGCGTAGTCTGGCGGAAATCATGGCTCTGGATTACGAGAGAAATTACGCACGTTTCCAGTGATGATGGGGCAGCCAGGTTCGCTGGCTGCATTACCCTAACCAGTCAAGCTGGCTCTGTGGCTGGCCATCCAGCCCAGCCCTTTTGGTTCTCTTTGAGAAGCTCTTGCTGAATCAACTCTAAAATTCGTCGCTCCTGGGCCTCCGTGAATACTTCAGGGAGCTGAGCTTCGTCTTTTTCCGCGGCGCCGCGTTCCATTGCTGGTACCTCACAAAGGGATAATGGGCGCATGGTTACAGAAAAATCCTGCCAAAAAAAGACCGTGAGCGGTGTGGGCCGGATTTTCTCCGATTTTCACCACGTAGCAGCCTTGTCGAATGCGAAGTTATTTACTCGTTAAGTGCTCCACCGAAAACGTATCCGGCGGTGGGCATTCAGCCGCTTCGCCACGTAATAAAACTGTCACACAGAATATCCGAATCCGATCAAGCCCGCCAAGCGCGGGCTTTTTTTCGCCTGGAGAAAAGCATGTCCACACCTCGTGGCATCCGTAACAGGAACCCCGGCAACATCGACTACAACCCCCGTAACGACTGGCAAGGCCAGATCGGCAAGGAGCCTGGCGGCCGGTTCGCCATCTTCGACACACCCGAGAACGGCATCCGCGCCCTGGGCAAGCTGCTTATCAATTACCGAGGCAAGGATGGGATGCCGGGCGTGGGCGGGAAGGGTATCGACACCGTGATCGAAACCATAAGCCGCTGGGCGCCAAGCAACGAGAACGACACCCAGGCCTACGCCACCGCCGTGGCGAAGCGCCTGGGTGTGCGCGCCACCGACCCGATCAACATCGAGGACCCGGCCACGCTGCGCGGGATGGTTGTCAGCATCATCATCCACGAGAACGGCGGGAATCCTTATCCCGACGCCATCATCAATGAAGGCGTGCGGCGGGCACTGGCATGATCTGGCTTGGAGCCGTCCCGGTCTGGTGCTGGTGGTTGATAGCACTGGTACTGGTAGCTGGAGGCCAGGAAATTCGCTTAGGAGCGGTAAAAGCGGAGGCGTCGGCTGCAAGGTCGGAGCTATCCGACTACCGATTGGAGGTAGCGGAGCGCGACCGCCGCGCCGCCGCCCAAGTCAGAACCGAAGAACAGCGCCGCCAAACCGTGGCGGACAAGGAGGGCGAGAGTGCACGACGGAAATTGGAACTGGCCGAAAGCCGCGCCGTTGCTGCTGAGTCTACTGCTGGCGGGCTGCGTGGGGAAATCGCCCGACTGCGCGCCGGGCACCGAGCCACCTGCGATACCATCGCTACCCAGCAGCGCCAGGCAGAAGCCTCTGCCGTCGTGGTGCTCGGGGGATTGCTTGAAGAGTCTGACCGAATGGCGGGAGACCTCGCGACAGCGCTTGAGCGAAGTCGAATAGCCGGCCTGGCCTGCGAGGCGGTGATGGATGGGATCAAAGCCAACCGCTGACCGGCAGTTGCCCGAGGCTGGCCCATACCGATACGATACTGTATCAATATACAGTATTGGTGCGCCATGTACTTCCTCCTCGTGCGCCGCCGTGAGCGCGGCGTAGCCATTCCGAGCGCTCAGCTCAAGAAGATCAAGCCGATACGGGCCGACGTGCACATCGAGTACGGCAACAGCCAAGTGCTCGGTCGCCCGTGCATTGAGGCCTGGGTCTTCAACCCGACGCCCAGCGGCGACATCATCCCGCGCCTGCACGATGCCTGCGTGAATGGCATGGCCACGCTCGGCATGAACATCACCGGCTTCGAAGAGGTCGACGGTGTGCTCTACGCGCAGTCCTGGTGGTGTCGACTGGAATGAAAGACACCCTACCGCGTGAGTGGGTCGCCGCGCTCGATAACCAGTGCGACCTGGCAACCGATCCCGAGGCGCACGCCGCAAAGCTGGTGAAGATGGCTTTCGAGTATCGGCGCCGGGGGCTGGTCTGCGACTTCCAGCTGTCCGAAATGTTGGAGTTTGCCGATGCGGCCAGGCTATTCGGGTTGAGCGAGCACGAGGAGATGTATGCGTGCGGGCTGTTTGGAAACCACTATATACCTGATAATCAGTGGGGGTATGGACTCGCCCCGGAGATCCTAGAAGAATTGGCAGTGGCAAGCCGGAGTGCTGCTAATTTACCGCCTAAAAAATGACCAACTTCATGGTCATCCCGCCTCACTTGCTGAATTTTTGCTTTAGCAAATCTTCAAGCGTCCTTTTGGCCCCGTAAACACTGGGCCGTTCCGATTAATCGACCCGATCCATCATGGGGGCAACGCTGAAGCGGCGTGACGGCTCAGGGCGCGTGGTTTGTGGCTGGGAGCCTGATGTTGCAGTCATTTCGTTCAACGTGTTCTGTACCGGTTTCGGGGTTTGAGGCGTTTTTACCCAGGCGTTTGGTACAAAGTACCAACCGACATACGACATGTACCAATCGTGGAAAAGGGTCGATGGCAGCACCCGCTACCCCGTCCAGTCCCGCACTGATCGCGACAAGGCGACAGTCTACCAAGAGAGCCGGGTGTTCGCCTGCAAACACGTCGCGATGGCCTGGGCGAAGCGACGGTACGCCGAGTTGAAAGAGGCGAGGGCTATCGGGGGGCTGCCCCGGTAACGCGCCTCGACCAGGAAGGCTAAAACGCTGGCGCGATCCACCGGTAGCCAAGCCCTGTTGGCCCGCATACAGTAGAGCACCGATGATCGATGCAACGGTTACCGACTCACCAGCAGGATCAACAGCCACAACGCGCCCCGCGTGAACCAAGGAAGAAAGCGATGAGCCAACCCCCCAATGATCTGCCCATTTACCGCGTGCTGACCGGTCCCGACAACGCCGCCTTCTGCCAGCGGGTCAGCGAGGCCTTGGAACTGGGGTACCAGTTACATGGCTCACCTGCAGTCACCTTCAATGGCAGCGATGTGATCGTGGCGCAGGCCGTGCTCTGGCCTCGAACCGGTGACTGA